AGCTTCATCTATGGCTGCCGGTGATGTAGAGGGGTTCGCTTCCGTAGCGTTCCCTCTCGTACGTCGCGTTTTCGGCGGTCTTATTGCTAACGATCTTGTTAGTGTTCAGCCCATGAGCTTGCCCTCTGGACTGATTTTCTTCCTGGACTTCACATTCAATTCTGATCGTCCAGGCGTGTTCGGCAAAGACGAATCCCTCTACGGAGGTAAGGTCGTCGGACACCAACTTACTGGTGGTGTTGATATCACTGGTAGTACTTCGTTCTATAACTTGAACAATGGTTATTCTTCCCCAACCGGCTCCGCCGGCGCAGTGACCACAACAAAGCTTGCGGGTGGTACTGTTGGTCTTACCGATTCCGGTGACACCATGAACAAACTTTGCCGCTTCGACCCAGACCTATCCGGGTCTACATGTGTTGTTGTTACTGTTACTGGTAGCTCTGCCATGTCACAGTTGAATATTCACAACCTTGTTGCTGTACACCTCACTGGTGCATTGTCTTCGTCGAACACGCTAGTTCGTCGTTTGACAAAAATCCACTCTGGTTCTACTGTCAACGATGATCCTTCGAATGCAAACTTCAAGCTTGAGTTTGTTTTCAAGGCTGGTTCCGGTGTTTCCGAGGCGCAATTGACTTCGCGCCTCGCTGCCGATCCAACAGGTATTGGTCTTGTGTTCCCAATCAATGACAACTTCAATAACGCTAGTGCTCAACGCATTGGTGCGCTGGTTGGTGCCACTGAATGGGCTCTCGAAGGTGACGAAAACGACAACAGTGCTGGAATCCCAGAGATCGACATCAAGGTCGATAGTGTATCCGTTACCGCGATGACCAAGAAGCTCAAGGCCAAATGGACCCCAGAGCTTGGTCAGGACCTTAACGCCTACCACAACCTTGATGCTGAGGTTGAGCTTACTGGTATCCTCTCTGAGCAGATTGCTCTTGAGATTGACCGTGAGATTCTTGAGGATCTTATTAAGGACTCTAAGGCTGGTACTTATTACTGGTCCCGCAGCCCTGGTAAGTTCGTGCACCGCACTGCTGGCCACGAGGTTGGTGCAACTACCGTTGCTCCTGACTTCACCGGTACTGTGTCTGAGTGGTATGAGACTCTTGTCGAGACCATTAACGATGTTTCTGCTCAGATTCACCGTAAGACACTCCGTGGTGGCGCAAACTTCATTGTTTGTGGTCCTGAGGTTGCTAACATCCTTGAGTTCACTGCTGGATTCCGTGCCGATGTTACTGGCGATGCCGACCGTGGTTCGGTTGGTGCTGTCAAGACAGGTTCACTCAGCAAGAAGTGGGATATATATGTTGACCCATATTTCCCACGCAATGTTGTATTGGTTGGACGTAAGGGTAATTCGTTCCTTGAGAGCGGATATGTTTACGCCCCATACGTNCCNCTGCAGGTCACACCTACCATCTTNGGTATTGAGGACTTCGTNCCTCGTAAGGGGGTCATGACCCGCTATGCCAAGAAGATGGTAAGACCTGATATGTACGGTCTTGTCATTTGCCAAGATCTACTTGGATAATTCTAAAAATATTTCTTAAATAAATTTAGGATCTTGACTACAAAAGGCCCTGGGAGCGATCCCAGGGCCTTCTTTTTTGCATTTTTAAGACTATTTACTAGTGCATAATAAATGCATAAAAACCATAATTTTCAAATATAGGAGGAAAAAATAATGGGATCAAAAAGAGCAATTAATTTATTAAGAAGGCAGATGCATCCTGCAATGGTGATGGCAAATCACCAGCAGACCATGCCTACAACAATTTTCGACTGGGATTATATTTCGTGCCCAACACCGATTATCTCAAACATTGCAGGTAATGCTGGTGCAGACGGCGTAATGGCGAATGCTGACAGATTCAGTGCAATCTTTCCCGGCCCGCGAGGACAAATGTACCCCGCCACAGCTTTTTGTGTCGCCGCACACACCGTAGCCGCCGCCGGCTTTAAAGTCGAGGGCACCACAGTTGCAACTGACACAAATAACACTGCAGCAGGTTTAAATCTTCAAGGTGATGCCGCAACCGCAAATAACACCGGTCTTGAATTGGTACTCGGTGGTACAGAGTGGGGAGGTGGATCAGCATGTACAATCGGTACTCATGCTATGACTTTCGACGTAACTTGGTACAGTGAAGACTGGACAGACAACGATGCTGTTTCAATCGGATTTCGAAAAGTCCAGGCCTTTCAAGCTGGCCACGGTGGAATCCTCGCTGCAGCAACCGGCGATCCGCTATATACTGACTTTGCCACGTTTGGTGTTCAATCAGCTGATGACGTTCAAATTGCTACAGACCTGAATGACGGTGGTACCGGTACATATACAGATTCGACTGACGCTACCGCAGCGAGCAAAAATCATAGATTTAAGGTTACTGTGTCGGACGCTGGTGCTGTAACATATCAGCATGTCGGCGCCCAGGTGATGGACTCCGGTACACTCGCCGCTCCATCAACCACAGCTGCTTTTACTTTTGATTCTGGCGACGTGGTTGTGCCTTATCTTACCATTCAGAGCACCAACCAGGATTCTCAAATTCTTTTGAAGAGTATTACGATAACTCGTACACCAGGCCTGACTTACCAAGACTAATAGTTGATGACTATTTCTTAATAATTTTTATAATTATGCCCCCGCTTCGCAAGAGGCGGGGGTTTTCTTTTTTTGTAAAACTACTTATATTATAGGAACCCACATGAATGGCAAGAACAACACAACTTCAGCCCGCAAGCACAATTAGCGCTATTAGATTACCAGCCACTGGCTCAACCGGCAATGTTTCGTCTTCACTGGCCTTTGGTGCTTATTTGTACGCCACGCCTTCTGACGAACAGCAAGACACTCAAGATAATGATTTCTTAAGAGGCGCCGCTGATCAGGTTGCTTATACATATAAGAAATTAGGCGGAGACGTCTTAGATATAGAATTGACCGAAGGAAATATTTTTGCAGCCTATGAAGAGGCATGCCTAGAATACTCTTACCTTGTCAACATCCACCAGGCAAAGAATTCATTATCTTCAATGCTTGGTGGAACAACGGGGAGTTTTGATCAAGATGGTGTGATCAAATCCGGCTCTGTAAATATGGCAACAGGAAAAGAATTGAGCGGTTCACATGTGGCTCTCAAGTTTCCAAACATGCAGTTCGGCTATGCAAGAAGAGCCGGCGATGCATTTTCGACAGAAGCTTCCGTTGGAGGTTATGATACAGTTTATTCAGCATCAATAAATACAGTAAATGGCCAACAAGATTATGACTTGCAAACAATTATTGCAACTAACGCTTCTACCGACACAGATGTGTCTTATTACGGGAAAGTGAACAATAGCAAGATTATGATTAAAAAAGTTTATTATAAGACACCACAAGCTATGTGGCGCTTTTATGGCTATTATGGAGGTCTAAACACCGTTGGTAATTTACAAAATTATGGCCAATTCGCAGACGATTCACAATTTCAGATAGTGCCTGTATGGCAAAACAAGCTTCAGGCTATGTCTTTTGAAGACGCCATATACACAAGAAATTCACACTATTCTTATGAATTAAGAAATAATAAATTAAGATTGTTTCCACAAGCAGTATCGTCTGGTCCAACAAAAATTTGGTTTGAATTTGTGATTAAAAACGAAAAGGATGTTTGGGACGACGACAACGATAGACAGACTAACACAACTGGTATTAATAACATGAACACACTTCCTTTTGAAAATATACCATTTAAAAATATAAATTCGATGGGCAAACAGTGGATCAGGAGATTCGCTTTAGCCGTTTCTAAAGAAGTTTTAGGATATGTTCGAGGCAAGTTTGGTTCAATACCGATACCGGGCGAATCAATAACTTTAAATGGAGCGGAACTTATTTCTCAAGGAAAAGAAGAACAAAACAACCTAAGAGAAGAATTAAAAACAGTGTTGGACGAACTAACTTATGCAAGACTAGCGGAACAAGAAGCTGGCATGTCTGATTCTGCCTTGAAAGTACAAGAAAAGACACCACTAACAATATTTGTAGGATAAGGGGGTAAAAGATGGCAAAAAAATGGTCACAACCAAATCAACCGCCTCCTCCCTTGTTCATTGGTAAAAAAGAGCGCGATTTAGTAAAACAAGTTAACGATGAATTGATTGAACAAGTCATTGGGCAACAAATTTTGTACTATCCTATTAGCGTAGAAAGCACAAACTTTCACGATCTTTATGGTGAGGCTATACGTAAGACGTTTTTGCCCCCAATTAGAGTATATGCCCTGGTAAACTTTGGAGGATCCCAAACTTCGTTCATGGGAAACGTCGGAATAGACAGAGATTCAAGTATCACGATCAACTTTCATAAAAGAAGACTAACAGAAGATCAGGACTTGTTTGTCCGCGTAGGCGATTTTGTCTCCTATGGTGATATTTACTATGAAATCGTGTCTTTAGCGGAACCAAAGCAGCTTTTTGGCCAAATTGACCACAAATTTGAGATCATTGCGAGCTGCGTAAGAGCACGAGAGGGATTATTCGATGCCAAGTGATGAAAATAATAGAGGAACCGGCCTTGAAGGTGGCATAAATATCTCATCTAATGTAATAGAAGAGATTTTAGTACAACCTTCGACAATTGAGAACATTGACAGAGCTTTGTTCGAGTTTATCGACGATGAAATGAATATATCCTGTGATACAAACAGCGGATTTAAAAAAGTTCCAGTGAACTGGTTGTCCGCAGAACGAGCCCATCAAATAAAAAACAACAAAGATATCAGAGACGAGAATGGGTCTTTAATATTACCTCTTATCAGTATAGAGAGGACTTCAATAAGTAAAAATCCAGCCAACAAAGGTATTTTTCAAGCAAACGTACCCCCAGGCCTGGACAAGAAAGGAGGCTCAATAACAATCGCTCGAACAATAAACCAAGATAAGACATCTGACTTTGCAAGCGTTGATGCTTTTACACTTGCAAAACAAAAAACATTTCCGAGAAAGAATAGTAAAGTTGTATATCAATATGCTTCTATTCCAATGCCTGTTTATGTTGAAATGATGTATAGAGTCACTTTAAGATGTGATTATCAACAACAGATGAACCAGTTGTTGTCGCCATTTATAACTCAGACTGGCGCCATCAATCATTTTCTTCTTGAGCGAGATGGGCACAAGTATGAAGCCTTCTTTCAGGATAGTTTTTCACCGACATCTAATGCTTCTGGCTTGGGCAACGAGGAGAAGACATATCAGACAGATATTCAAATAAAAGTGCTGGGGTATTTGATTGGAAAAGATAAAAATCAAGAGCAGCCAAAAATCGTAATTAGAGAAAACTCAGTAGACGTCAAATTTCCTCGCGAGAGAGTTATGACAAGCGATGTCCCAGAACACATTGATAAGAGAGGATTTTATAAAGAATAGTTTTGGAGTTTGGCGGTTTCTCTTACTATTTATTAAAGAATTGCTTACAATTAAACACTAAAGGAGACTGAGCAGCATGGCTGAGAAAAAGTTTAATTTTGTTTCCCCGGGAATTTTCTTGGAGGAAATCGATAACTCACAATTACCAAAGACATCTACCCAACCAGGGCCCGCGATTATCGGTAGAACAGAGAAGGGCCCCGGAATGATCCCGGTCACGGTAGAATCATATTCCGACTACGTAGAACTTTTTGGTAATCCAATCCCCGGTGGAAAAGCCGGCGACGTATTTAGAGATGGAAACTATAGTTCTCCAACTTATGCTGGGTATGCTGCCAAAGCATGGCTCAAAAATAACTCTCCTTGCACAGTGGTAAGACTACTTGGTACTCACTCTCCAAGCAGAACATCCGGCGACGGCGACCAAAACGCTGGCTGGGACGCTGGGAATATTGGCACTTCAGGTGCAGACGCCGAACGC